CCAAGTAAGGAGCCTGTCATGGCGATCTGTCCACCGAGTTCCTGTGGTTACTATCCTCCAGAAGATCCGTACGATCAGCAGCGACGCATGCGTGAACAACAGATGCGCGCCATGGGCATGATCGAGACCAAAAATTACGCCATTTTGGAGCAGGAGATGCGCGACAAGTTCTTCCGGACTCAGGCAGAGGTCGCTGTCGCTGCTATGAAGGCAGCGAGCCTTGATGCGAATCTGGATTCGTCCGATCGCCGTCGCCAACTGGTGTGCCTGCTGCCATGAGCCTCGTGCGCATAGACATCGCTCCGTTCCCGGACATGCCGAAAGACTACGTCGTGCGGTATGACATTGACATGGATGTCTTTGTTGACAATCTCGGCTACACGCTCACGAGCGCGGATTTGCTCGCCAAACGCGGTATGTTTCTCGGTGAAAGGCAAGCGTTTTGCGACAGCTTAGTGTGCGGTCGGGAATCGGCTCTTGTCAATGCCGAGCGTCTTGAATCGATGGAAAAGCCTACTCAACTACAGCAACAGCACCAGGATGACACTCGACGCAAACAACTTTTACTCACCACAACCTAGAAGGAGAAGCAAATGGCATTCAAACTGAAGTCGTACAAAGAACTGCTGGAGATGGGCAAGGAAGCCATCGACGCGATGATGGTTGGTCTGCGCATCGAGGCCGCGCGCAACAAGGCGCAGGGCGAGATCATCAAGCTGCGCGAGACCATGCTCACCACCGAGACCAAGATCAACGAGGCGTGCGCGCAGAAGGAACCGGACTTCCAGAAGATCTGCACGCTGCTGGACGACTACGCCATCGCCGAGCGTAAGCTCAAGCAACTCGAAGAACTGCTCAAGGCGCTGTTCCCGGAGAACTGACATGGACTTCTCGATCGCTCTGACGTGGATCAAGGAAGGCAAGAAGGTCGCGCGCCGCGGCTGGAACGGCAATGGCATGTTCATCTTCTTGGTTCCCGGCTCCGTCTTCAATGTCAATCGTCCGCCGCTGCTCGGCATCTATCCCGAGGGCACCGAGATCCGTTATATGTCGCACATCGACATGCGCACCGCCGACGGCAGCATCGTGCCGTGGTTGGCTTCGCAGACCGATCTGCTGGCAAACGACTGGGTCGAGGTTGCGTGACATGATCATCCTGGATCTCGACAACACTATCGCCGATGATGCGTGGCGCATACCGCGCATCAATTGGCAAATGCAGGATCCTGCTCGGCGCTACCATGATTATCATCTCTTGGCAGCGTTCGACGAGCCGGGCAACATCGATCTTTTTACCGGCAGGACTGACATCATCGTGTTGACGGCCAGGCCATGCAGCTATGGTGCTATAACGGTGGAGTGGCTCATGCGCAACGGCGTGCAATGCAAGCACTTGTTGATGCGCAACGATTCTGACCACAATCACAGTTCCGCGCTGAAGGAACAGCAGCTGGTCTGGCTTCGAGATCTGTATGACATTCCATGGAGCGAGATCGAGATGGCCTACGATGACAGACAGGAGGTCGTCGACATGTACCTTCGCAACGGCATTCCGGCGCAGCGCCGTTGCATCCACGATGTCTGCGCCTACACCAAGCCGGAGAAGAAATGAGCAATGCAGCAGACGTTCTGCAGCAAATGGCAGACACATTCCGGGAACGCAACGCAGTTTACGGCGATAATTACAAGCGCGTAGCGCCCATCATGGCTGTGCTGTTCCCGGAGGGTGCGCCGCCAGAATTGCTGCACCACGACGCTTTCCATCTGTTCGAGTTGCTGATCGTGAAGATCTCGCGCTTCGCTATCAGCGGCATGACTCACATGGACAGCATCCACGACGCCGCGGTGTATGCGGCGATGATTGAAGCGATACTACAGGAGCAACAGCAATGAGCATCATCATGGTGACCGGCAGCGGCAATGGTCTTGGCAAGGCTGTCGCAGACGCTCTGCGCGCGGCGAATCACACCGTCCTCGAATATGACCATGCCAATGGCAAAGATGTGCGCTTTCCGGATGTTGGCGGCGTCCTTGCGCTGGATGTGCTGATCAACTGCGCTGGCGTCAACATCATCGACTGGCTGGAAAACTTCAGCCAAGATGCGTGGAACCACGTCATGGACACCAATGCCAAGGGCATTTACCTGATGACGCAGGCGCTGCTGCCGCAACTCATCGCCAGCAAGGGCACCGTCGTAAACATCGTCAGCAACGCAGCCCACATGCCGATGACTTGCTCGCTGGCCTACAATGCCAGCAAGGGCGCTGCGCTCATCATGACCAAGCAGCTGGCGCGTGAGCTCACCAAGAAACACGGCATCACCGTGTTCAGCGTCAGCCCGAACAAGCTGCGCGGCACGAAGATGTCTGAGTCCATCGACGAGCAGGTCGTGCAAACACGTGGATGGACGAAGGAATACGCCCAGCAATACCAGCTCAACGGCCTGCTCACTGGCGAGGAAACGCCGGTCGAGGCGGTTGCCGAGTTCATCGCATTCCTGCTCAGCAGCAAGGAGCGCCACAAGTACCTTTCCGGCTGCGATCTGCAGTACGGTCTGTGAGCGCGCACGCAACATTCATTTGCAAGGGATGCAAAACATCGCATCTCGTGGTAGGTTCTCGGCAGATCTACAGCCGTGTCTTGCGCAAGCATTTGCGCTATTGTCAGCAGTGTTTCAACCAACGTAAAGGATATGAAGATGGAAAAGATCGAGATGTTCAAAACCAGTGACGGCCAGACCTTCGACAATGAGGCGGACGCGGCCAAGCACGAGTCTGCCATCAAGG